ATGATTTAATCCTTGTTATTTGCTAATGTTTGCACTATTGTACACACTTAATCAGAAATGGGAAGCCCTAAAATGTCCTTGAAAGTTAAAAGCCCGCCGAAAAAAGATCACAGTAGACCAATTAGTGGCAACTTTAGGCAGGAGTTTGAAGCTTTCCTTTTAGAAAACAACATGGTTCTTGATACAAAAAAGGGGCTTTTGGTTGATGGATCAATCGGGCGAGCTTACATGGAGGTTGATGGTAAGCGCAAGCTGACAGGCTGGTATCAGTTCTGGGCAGACCAGAGTATACCCTATGGGCGGTGCGGAGATTACCGTATTGATCAAGCCAATCCCACTGCCACATGGAAGCCACACAACAGCGGCTCTTACCAGATGAGCGAAGACCAGCGCGAAGAGATTAAACAGTTGCAGGCCGAGGCCGAACAAAAGAAGATCGAGCGCAACAACAAAGCGGCAAAGCGTGCCCAGAGCATTTGGGCGGCAAGCTCTGGTTGTGACGCGCACCCATACTTAGCCAAGAAGAGCGTAAGAAGCCACGGGTTGCGGGTTGGATCTGACGGGCGTTTGTTGATCCCAATGTTGAACTCAGATCTTGAGATCGTTGGACTTCAGTATATTGACGACGATGGCGCCAAGATGTTTCTTACTGGCTCCAAAAAGAAAGCGAGCTTTTTTATACTTGGGCAAGAGCTTTTAGAGAAGGCCGCGACGATAAACTACGTCGAAGGTTATGCCACAGCGGCAAGCTACTATCAAGATATGAGCCAGCCTACGGTTGTGTGCTTTGATGCATTTAACCTAACGCCTGTCGCAGAGGTTATCTTCGAGCACTTCCCAAAAGCTAAGCACGTTTTTATAGCAGACTGCGACGACTCGAACACTGGAGAGAACGAAGCGGTGCGCGGTGCGCAGGCATTAAAGGCACTTAACGGCGTCGCCGAGGTGTTAATCCCGCAATCAAAGGGAGACTACAACGACCATGCGGTGATTGAGGGCGAGGTTATGCCAACACTTCAACAGGTTGTGATCCCAGAGAGCTTTGACTTCCAGCGCAACAGCAACGGCAGGATGATGCACACCAAAGAGAATCACCGTGGCGTGCTCATTACTAACGGCATTGAGGTGGACTACAACGTAATCAAGAAGAGCATCGAGATACACGTACCCAACCAAGAGTTTATCGCTGACCTGAAGGATGACGCGGCGATCATTGAGATCGAAGACCGATGTATTGTGGCAGGCATACCGCATGAACGGTTGCGGTGGAACCTCAAGCTTTTGGCGAGGGAGTTCAACCCTGTGAAGGAGTGGATAGACTCTGAGCCTTGGGATGGCAAGGAGCGGCTGAACAGGTTCTTTGGCACTATCAAGAGCACCGACGAGGCGCTCAAAGTCATGTTGATGAGCAAGTGGATGCTTGGGTGTGTTGCGGCAGTGTATGAGCCCGCAGGCGCAAACCTTGAGGGCATACTGGTGTTTCAAGGAGCACAAGCGGCGGGTAAGACGCAGTGGTTCAACTCGCTCGCACCGGAGAAAGACTGGTTGCTTGAGGGCGCCACACTGAACCCCAGCGACAAGGACAGCGTAAAGCAATGCGTCAGCCATTGGATATGTGAGCTTGGAGAGCTTGGTTCTACCTTTAAGCGTGCAGACATCGACCAACTCAAAGCGTTCCTGACGAAGCGCAGAGACGAGTTGCGCCTACCTTATGACCGAGCTTTCAGTCAATACCAGCGGAGAACAGCGTTCTTTGCCAGCGTGAACGAGAAGGAGTTCCTGATCGATACGTCAGGGAACCGAAGGTTCTGGGTTGTACCTATCAAGGAAGTTGACTGGCGCCACGGTTTAAATATGCAACAGGTATGGGCGGAGGTCAAAGCAACCCTCTACGAAGTTGACAACTGTTCTTGGTTTCTTACAAGTGAAGAGCGCGACCAGTTGCAGGACAGCAACGAATTCTTTAGAACCCAGAGCGCAGTCGAGGACTTGCTCCTGCAATATATTGACTTCGACAGCGTGCTCACCAAGCCAGTACAGATGACCAGTCTACTGAAAGATCTAGGGATATCAAACCCACGCATGGCTGACTTCAAAGACGCGGCGCGGGTGTTGGCAGACCGAGGTCTTGAACCAAGGCGCAGTAATGGCAAGAAGATATACGACTTGGATTACAGCTTACCTATCGACTTGAGCGACATCTCCGCTCCGAAGTGGGGCGATTAGGCAGGGTATAGCAGGGTGGCACAGGGTATAGCAAATGACTATGATACCCTTATGATGTCGATGTGGATGTTTATATAAGAGGGATCGATAATGTATCAAGATGTATACATATGAGAGCGCTATACACTATACACTGTACACTGTACGCGCAAGCTTATGTATTTAAAGGGCTTTAGTTAAGGGTAGGGTAGGGTATAGTAAACTTAGTTTAGTAGTTTTATATAAATAATAGGGCACATAAAACACTAGTTATGTTTATGCAGGCACTAGCCCTTATAAGGGTAGCCTACACTGTACACTGTACACTGAGGTGCATATGGAACAGTTTATTTACGACGATGACAAAACGTATCTACAGAACTTTACAGAGTGGCGGCTCATGCTCGAAGAGCACAGCGCCGAGGATGTAGTGACACTGAGCGAAGCCGAACGGACGTTCGCAGAGGAGATGAGAGAAAGATGGGCGAGAAGAAGGTAGGAAGACCAGCCAAGGAAAAGCGTGAGCTTGTTAAGATGCCAGACCAGTTCGAGGCAAACGAAGAGCTTGGGCTGACGGATATGCAAGCGGCTTTCGTGTGGCACTACACTGAAGGTGCGTGCGGGCAGACCGAGGCGGCTCGAAGAGCAGGCTTCAGCTTTCCAGCCAATGCCGCATCGAAGATGCTAAATGGAAAGGATCAACCGAAGGTTACAAAGGCGGTGCGTATATCTCAGGAAGAGTTGCGCGAGAAGTATGCCATCACTCCAGCCAAGACTGGCGCCATGCTATGGAACATAGCCGAGGTATCTTTCGAGAGCGGTCAATACAACGCGGCAGTGAGCGCAGTCAAAGAGCTTAACAACCTAGCTGGCTTGAGCATACACCGTAGCCATAACCTCAACATCAACGCCAACATTGAGGCCATGACGAAGGACGACATCAAGTCGAGACTGGACGAGCTATTCGGGCTCAGCGATACATACAGCGACAAAGATCACTAGGGTTATGCGCGTGTATAATTGGCGTGAGAAAACAGTGGGCGGGGGCGGCGCCCACAACCAGCCCCCAGTTATGCTCAAATCGCATAACAAGCACTTTCCTTATAACTTTCAGTTATATAGGTTCGATTTGGCGACGCATCTGGGCGCCCTCTGGTCGTCCCCTGTGAGCACGGGGGTCACGATACGGCCTATATGGGGGGCTGAGTGAGAACCATTCGCACTAACAAAGGAACCCTATGGGGTCGGGAAAAAATATTCGAGATCTTGGATGGTTTTTGGGGGGGCACCCCCCTGATCGCGGCGCGCCGCGAGAAGAAGGGTTTAACTGAGTTTTGCTCATATAATATTCAAAAAATTCTCAACCAACTAATCCCGCTTCGGGCACCGATGGGATTAGGTCGGCTATGTGGGAATCGCAACCCCGCCCTTACTCGATTTTTGCGGCGAAATATTTTGCTAGGAAAGCGCTTGCCGCGTTGTTTAACGACGCATCGAGCCAGCGTCCTTCTTAATGTACTCGCCCCGAATAATTTTGCAACTCCATTTGGTTTTTTGAGATCGAACTTTTTTCTGGGTAAAATGGCTACAGGATCGTTTTCAGGAAAGACCCCCTAGGAATCCTAGGGTAAAAATTTTTAGGAGAATTTTGTGGCAGACAGTCGAACGAAGGGCGCCAGTTTTGAGCGCGATCTGGTCAAGCGGCTAAATACTTTTTTTGCCGAGCACGGATTTGATTTTGAGTGCAAGCGCAACTTGGATCAGTATCAGAGTGCTGGGCAGTGTGATATTGAGATACCTGACCACGCCATCGAGGCCAAGAGCTACAAGTCAGGCTGGTGGTACGCGCCCGCTTGGTGGGATCAGGTGTGCGAATCCTGCGGCGACAGAACGCCTGTGTTGATTTACAAATTTAACAACAAAGCTATCCGCGTGTGCGTGCCGATTTATGCCGTAAACCCTAACTGGGAGCGCGACAACGCTCAAACAGTTGTGATGACTTTGCCGCAATGGCTTGAGATCCTGAAAAGAACTTGGAGCGAGAAATGAGCAATGTGACTTATATGCAAGAATACCGTGATCGCAACGGAAGATCTGAGCTCTCTCGTCATCGCGCTGTTGTTTATGAGCGCGGCGTTGAGATCACGCACATGGACTCCGAGATATCGCTTTGGTTCCATACGCTTGAGCTAGAATCTCTTATTGACGTTTTAATCTCGTCTTACGATAAGATCTTAGAGCTAGAAAATCTGCGTGACTAAGGCGCCGTATATGTTTATTATGGTTGATAGATAAAATTGGGGCGTGCGCCGTGAAAGATACCGACATCTTTGGTTACAACCTCGGCGGTAGTGTCAGTCAGTTGATTGACGACCCCACAATGTCGAATGTCAGCCAAGAACCGCCACTTACGGCGGCGCAACTTGCGTATTTTGCTTCTCAGTTCGCACCCGGCGCAGGCACCCTAGACGCATCCGGCCAAATGGCGGGTATGCCGTCGTCCGATGCAGACCTAGTAGACCTTTTTGGCGCAGAAAACAACCCGTCTATGTCTGAAAATTTGGGGTCCGGCAACTATCTTGACGCCGCACTGCAAGGATTGGGTGCGGCAGGCGATTTTGCGTATGCGATACCTGCCGTGGGGCCCGCGATAGGGGCTACGCTGAAGGCGCCGAGGGCGGTGCAGAAAACCATGAAGATGGCTACTCAAGCGAAGATGAGTCGCAAAGATCTTACAGAGAAGTTCCGCCAAGAGCAAGAGGCTTTGGGTGTCAAGCCCGCTACGGTAAAGACCCGAGCCAACACATATCAGAAAAAACTCGAAACCCCAGCCGTGTTCCGCCGAGAGAGACTACGCGCCGAGGGCGAGATAGCGACATTCGCGCCACAGTCCCGTATTATTCAGGCGCCTGAGAGCCTCTTGGGTAAAGTTTTGGTGCCCGTAGCTGGTGACAGGTCCATCTCGATTCAAGGCCAAGGCATATCTTCTCTGGTTGACGTCAATGGCGTGCCACTTAGTCGTGCGGTTCCAGTGCAGGGCGGCCCAGACTACATGATTATCAATGAAGGCCGTGGCGCTGGCTGGGCATCAATGGAAGGTATCGCCCAGTCCAAGCAAAACAATATAACCATTGCCGCCGACGAAACTGGGCTAGACCCCGTGGGCGTCTATTCCGCCATGGCGCGAGACGGCATCGACTTCTCTGCCCCAGTTGCTACTGCAATGGTTGCTCAGATACCCGCTATCGGGTTACCGAAGAGCGCAATCAAAGAATTTGACGACGCCATGCGCCAAGGCATTGGTGATCAAACTAAAAAAACCCCCACCCTGAAGGCTAGGCCAGACTGGGTAGGGCTAGAAAGCCCTGACGTATTTAATCAGTTGCTTGGTGAGGGCGGATTCCCTAGGAAGGGCGCCGGACAGATCAGGACCGCGCTTGTTTCGCATATGAAGAAAGATATGTTTACCAAGCAAGGCTTTCCTGTATACGCAGACGTTGCAAAAACCATCACCATGCCTGAGTTGGCCGACGTTTCACGCGGAGCGTCTGGTTATGCCATGTTTGATGCCGTGCCTAACGCCTCAATCTTTGATGAGCCTATCCACCAGAGCTACAATAAGAGTATCGCGGGCAAATACCTCGGTGGCCTAGAGCAGAGCCTTCCCCCCGAGATAATGTTCCCAGATACTTTTAATATGCTTTCAAAGTCGGTTAATAGCGCGGGCAAGTTGTTTCCTTATGATCAGCAGGTTGGTGCTTTGGAGCGCCGTCACTTGTTTGAGAGCATGACTGACGAAAAGATTGACGCTATGAACAGGTATATGAACAAGAATTACGGCACAGATTACGCTGAAGGGGGTTCTGTGGACAAAATAGACATATTTGGGTACAACATGGGCGGATCTGTCAGCGAAATGATGGGCCGAGAGTCCTCTTTGAAGCTAACACCCGAGCAGATGGCCTATATCGCTGCACAACTTCCTGTTGGTGCTGGCACTATCGATGCGGCAGGCCAAATGCCCGCCATGGGCTCTGGTGACGACATATTTGCGGATCAAAACAATCTTTCGCTGGCCCAGAACCTTGGCGAAGGAAACTATCTGGATGCGGGATTCCAAGGTCTGGGGCTTGTTGGCGATGCCGCCTCAGTTATGGGACCAATTGGTCTGGGCGTTGGCGCCGCACTCAAGCTACCCCGAGCCCTGCAAAAGATGAGTCGCCTCGATAACGCCGCAGATAGCTCTGGGATTGCGTCAATCGATCAGATGGCGGCTATTGCCCCCGACGGAATAGAGAGCGTTGATGCCGCGAGACTTGCGGCTGTTCGGTCAGGCCAAAGAATGACGGAAGCTGTTCACACCCCAAAGGTTCTTCAAGAGGGTGGAGTTGAGGGGGTCAGAGAGGTCGAGGCGGCACTCAAGTCGAATCAAGCCGACCTCACAACGGTAGATGACATGATTGACCGCGCAATGGAGGTAAACGACGACTTCCAAAAAACAGTTGAAGAAATAGCGGCGGGCGTAGGTGGAACAAAGGCGGGAAAGTTTATTACCCTCAAGAATGGCGAGCAGTTTGATGTTGAGGTCAAGAAGCCTAAGAGCATAGCCAACAAGATAGAGCGAAGGGGATTGTCTCCGGCTGATTTTACAGACGGCGTTAGAACGACAGTTTACATAGACACCGCCGATCAGGCTCAAAAAGTGGTAGATCAGGTTGCTGCTAAATACCCTACGGTTGATAGGGGTTGGCAGGTAATACCAGAAACTGGCTACTTTGATCGAAAGATGAATATACTAGTTCCTGACTCTCAGGGTAGGACCATTGTTGCCGAGATTCAAGTTAAGACACCGGAGATGGCGACAGCGGCAGTGACGGGTCACCGTTGGTACGAGTACAGCAGAAAGGTAGAGGGTAAGTATAAGCCCGAGATCCCTAAAACAAAGCTCAAGCTTTACAACACCGCACTGTCTGAGCAGAAAAGGCTGTATTCCGAGGCCAGCGAGTCCGCTGACCCCGAGATATTAAAGCAGTTGGTCGATAAATTTATGAAGGGGGGAGCGGTGGCAGGTCTTCGCCGATAACGCCAAAGAGAGAGTTAAATTTTTCTTCTGGCATCTCTCTACCTTCCTTAAACCACTGGACCACATCGTATTCTCTTGCGGGAACCCAGTCTTGCCCGCCATTTGGGATGTAAAAGGCTAGGGCATCCTCCGTGTTTTTGTCAGCTAACACGGAAGGCTGGTCCTCCCAAGACCAGTAACTTAAAATATTCATGGGTCAGTCCTTATAAAAGTAATTAAGCGACGCGATCTCTCGCGCCGTCTTCGGCAATATAATAAATGCTATAGGGCGTCTTTTCAGACTTCAGTTTCTTTTCCCGCCTAGCAATTGTTTCATAATTATCCTCTGAAACCGAGTGCGTTACAACGTACCCCGCACCCGTGTTTGACCTTACATATTCTTCCAGCTCATATCTGTCAGACATTTTGTGAATCTCCTATCCAAGTGTTAATGATATATTTTGCTTCATCACGCATTCCATGATGCCGGATTAGCGCCGTTTTGTAAGCTCGAATTTGCTGTGTCTTTGACATCTCAGGCTTAATAGCCGAGCGCTTCACTGCCTCCAGCGTTCTAAAATATTTATCCACTTTTCAGTTCCTCCAGTATTTGCCGCAGTAGCTCGACAATTTCTTGCTGGTTAGCGAGGACGACTTCCGCGTCCTCTTTGTCCAATTCAATAGTAATTTTGCTCATCCCAAACCCTCAATAAAAACCTATTGTAGCGGGTTAGAAAGAAGGATCTCCTCAATCAATTAACTACATGGATATAATAGCACATACCATGTCGTTGTACACTTATTTACACATCCTAGTTAGACCCC